CCACCTGGAGAGTGAGCGATGTTCTTCGGGCCGTAATCGTGATGCTTGCGGATGAGCAGATTTCCTGCTCCGTCAAGGATTCGCCAGACATTTGATATAAACTCTGCGTCTATTGCTTTGTGGGCATTGGCTTCAGAGTAATCAAACCATTCTTGAAGTCTATGGAAACTATTACCATCCCCAATTCCTTCAGATACTCTGCCACTTGCATCAATTCCTTCTTTGTACTCACTCACTGAACTCCTCCTACTAGGTTGGCTGTTGCGTCTTTACCATTGGCTAAGTAATAGTCCGTTATGTCCATACCTGGTGGTAATTGTACTATTTGAGAGTTAGAAATCTCTCCTGCAACACGCCGAGAGAACTCCATACCAGGGTTAGAACCATCTTCTTTGATGTCGTTATCACCGACAACATAAACAGTATCAAAGCCACTGAATAGCTTTGTATAAAAAGGTTTCCAAGCAGCTACACCAGGCACACCAACGGCAGGTACGCCACAGTTAGCTTCCATTACTATCGAATCAAACTCACCTTCGCAGATGACCACTGACTTAGAGTTAGACATAGTGGCAGAAACGTTGAACAGATGTGACTTCTGCCCAACCGGTGCGCCATACTTAGGCTTGCCATCATCTAACCTGCGAAACTTAAAGCCTACGCATAGACCAAGTGCAGTGATGTAAGGTATCGATATCCAACCCTCATACATTTGATGACCCTCGATTGGGTCTTTGATAGTACCAAGCTGATAGCGAGCAGCTGTTACTTCAGATATCCCACGTCCGTCTAGGTAAGCGAGCGCCTCGTCGCTTATTTCCTGTGCGTAATGGGCTGCCGCTTCCAGCAGTGATTTCGTTTGCTCTATTGAGTGCATCCTTAAACCCCAAGTTCTCAAGTTCCATAACTATATTAACCGCATTGCCACCCTTACCGCAGGTGTGGCAGTAGTAAAGGTTGTTATAGGTATCAATCACTGCGCTCTTTCTGCTGTCATCGTGCATACAGCAGCGCACTGATATGTTGAAACCTTCCTTTACTTCTCCTCCAAAGTGTCTTACTACATCTGCTATGGGGATTGTGTTCGTATCTGAGGAACCTTTGCCCCTCTTTTTACGAACCACCCTGGACCAGTCTTGTGCTGGCATCCGCAATCTCCTTTGCAGCCCTCGTGCATTTCCTTAGCTAGACCAGTATTGCCTAGCGTATTGTTATGCCCTGCCCATTTGCAGTTGTCGCAAATCATTCTTCTTCCTTAACTTCTTCAACAGTTTCTTCAGGTAGTGGAGCATCCTCTAGTTGTGGTTCAGGTGCTGGTGTATTCCAGATTTCAGTTGTTGTAATTTCTCCGCCTGGTATTGGCATAATCTATTTCCTATCTTGTACCCATTGGTCTAGGTCCTGAATGACCCAGGCCTTCTCTACTCCGTGTTGTCTGCGCTTTACTATAACGAAGGCCAAAGGTGCAACCACTTGCCCTCTAGCCTTCGCATAGTTGGCTGCCTCAGTCTGAGCTTCTGCCCAGAACTGCGGAAGGTCTATTGATTTACGGTTCTTACATTCCAAAATGTACGTCTGACCTGCGATTATGGTAACGATGTCACCTTCATCATTGGCTCCGGCCTTAGCTAGACGCTCAGCAAAGTGCCCCAGTTTGCGCAGATATTTCATAACATCTGTCTCAAACTTAGAACCCTTAGCCTTGTTGTATGAACTCACAACATACTCGCATTCACTAATACCGGTCTGCCATATTGGTCAGTATCTCTTATCTCACAAGTGGCAAAGTTTACAGATAAAGACGTATTATCCTTGCCATCTGCAGAGTGTTTTCCGAAACGATTCTTTACAGCTGCAACCTTAAGAGTGTTATCAAAAGGACTGTAGCCAAGAGTAAGTATTGTTGCAGGTAACTGCGAAACCTTTCCGTGAATTGACCTGCGTGGAGGCGGTTCACTTGGTGGTCCATACTCACTCTGTTCTGATACGTGGTGCAGTACTAAGACACAGGCCTCAGTCTTGCGTGCCATATCGTGCAGCTCCATCATTATCTGTCGGAGTCCTGCCCATTCATTATCAGTTTCAGCAGCGACATTCATTAGATTGTCTATAACAATTAGCTCAGGGCTTATGCCATAGAGTTCTATGTATGCCTTAATCTCATCTTCGATGTCATCAAGATTCGGGGATGAATCAAAGGCCCATTGGATGTGAGATATCTTGTCAACATAGCCATCGTAGAAACGAGGGTTGTGATTGATTTGATTCTCAACTGTTTGCTGTGAGTGTCCGGAGACGTGCGCTATTGCACGCAGCCACACTGTAGCTACATCAGTATCTGCCGAGAAGAAAAGCGTTGGCACCTTAGCTTGGATAGCATAGACCAATGCGAACATTGACTTGCCAGCGTTAGGAGCTGCAGCGACCATACATACCTGGCCTCTGCGAAACTTTATCTCTTTGCTTTCAAGTGCTTTCCAAACAGTGGGCAAAGGTTTTGCGGCAGTGCCAACATTACGCCAAGCCCTGTCTAACCTAAGCACTTTCCTCCCGTCGTACTACTATGTTTAGTTTTTTCCTAATGGAGACTCTGTCCCACTCCGTAAGTCCACCCCAGATTCCGTGACGCTCATTGTAGATACCCCATTCTGCACACTCAGCTTGATGCTCACAGTTGTTACAAATACTTCGAGCGTATAAGGTTTCTGCGGATGTTCCGTAACCGACTTCAGGAAACCAGAAGTCACCGCCTGATTGAGCGCAGAGAGGATTCTCGTATTCACGAGGCTCTCGCATACATTTAGCGAACCCAGATAGTTGCGCACTTGTCTGTTGCACCTTTTGGTGCAGCACACATATAGCCCTTCCAAGGACCCTTAGCGCCTACGCCTTCACGATAAACCATTGTGCCGTGCTTACAAGCATTGGCTCCAGTCTGTGCCGGTGCTGCTGCTTGTGCAGCAGGTGCAGCTACAGGACTTGGAAGGGGCGTAGCAGGTCTAAGGCTATGAAACTGGTCGCTGGTTGACACGATTAGTGCAGATACCATCTGCAAATCCGTCAGCGCAGTCTCCAAATCTCTAACATCTGTCGCGTAAAGATTAACTAATGTTCCATCTCCAAGCTTGTAATTAACTTGGAACTTTGTTGATTCTGGTGCAGCCATTTATTTTTCTCCAGTCTTCTTGATGGAAAGCCTTGTGCTCTCCTTGCCTTGCTTCATCGGTACATAACCCAGTGCTTTCTCCACTGCTTCTTTATCTACCGTATTACTTTGGATACTAGACCATCTGATTTCAAAGCCAGTATCAGTAACTCCAGTTTTACCAAACAACTTCTCTCGAAGTGCCTGCTTTTTATTTTCTAAAACTTTAATCTCATTATCAACCTGCGTGTAATGCAGTGCATCAAGCGCAGCTTCAGCATCATTCAGCTCTGGTAGTTCAGAGCTTGTACGTTCTTTTTTTATACCAACGCATCCCATCTCACCAGAGGCGTCATAGAATTTGCAGTAGCTTGCACAGTAACTCTCGTGCCTTTCAGGGGCAGGAGCTTCTGTTGCAGTCCGAATAGCTGCTAACCAATTCAACGCCTCTAGTGCGATGGCTTCGTCATAGGGTTCAGAATGAACTAGGATGTCACGCTCATCCCCATCACGAGGTATAGCTACTAGGTTCACAGTCTGGACCTTCCCCAAGCCAGACTTTGAAATCAAGTAACCATAGACCTGAACTTGCCAGCGTTGCTGTTGGGTAGGAAAGTAAGAAAGATTCTTAACCTTCGTAGTCTTCCAGTCAACGACATCCCCTGTCCCAGGAATGAAACAATCAACGTGTGCCTTCATACCGTCATATTCGACAGTCTTCTCCAGAAGTACATCTTGATTGTCGGCAAGAGCAGATTCTATTGCAGAGTGTATGGCAGTACCCATAATCGCTGCAAGCTTTATTTCGTTATCGTTGGTTTCAGGTTGGTTGTTTAGCCTGTACCAAACTTTACGGCGACAGCCACCAAGTTCTGATGGTCCTATCTGTACCTGCGTGGAACGACCACGCTTGTTCTCTTTCTCGTGAAGAGACTTAACTAATAATTCTTTGATGTCCATTAGAACGGTTTCCTCCATCTTGTCACCGTTACATTGAAGAACAGGAAGTTTAGCATCGTTACTTTTGCAACGTCAATCTCGCATTCAGCATCTTCATAAACCACATAAGAATCAATACCAAATGCCCAGTTGCTAAAGCTGAAAGCATTCACATACAAAGTTGTTTTCTTACCAACATCCCATTGCATTATCTTAACTCCCTCTTCTGAGTTACCAACTGTATTGGTGGGCAGGAATTAGTGTCAAGCAAGCAAGAGATTTGAACGGCTCTCTCGGCGTGTCTCTCTACATTACCAGCAGTGAGACGACCCACACGGTCATAAAGATACCCAAGAGAATAAGAGCCACCAGTCCCGAGGCCATAAATGTTATTATCCGATTTGATAAACGATAGGTCCGACGCGATATGGAATACATTCCCATCAAACGCGATAACGTAGTCGAAGCCTGAGTCTTTTTCTTTGGACGCATCATAAGGTTCATATCCATTTTCTCTGAACGCCGCGAGTATGGTTGGCATAACTTTCTTGCCCATCCACTGCACAGGGTCTGCACCTTTATACACAGGCGGGGTCCAGTTATATGTCAGGATGTCACCTGGTCTAGCATCGCCTGTTATACCTAGCAGGTACTTTCCGACGTTAATTATTTTCGGAGTTGATGTACTAACAGTCCTCATAGTGTCTTCAGTAATCTGACTATCAGCTGCTAATACTGCTATGTCTTCTAGTTCTATCGCTACGAGTGTGGTCACTGTCATATCTTACACATACCTACGGCGTGTCGCAGACACGACACACTAGCGGTTCATTACAATATGAGCCGTAGGCGAATAACGGAAGCGGCCCTCACGGGCCGAGGGAAGTGAGGGACGGTATGGGTCTCCGTCTACCAAGGCTGCGAAAAAACAAGCCTACACTACCTCCAATTCAAGCCTCTGATTTACGGGCCATAGGCCCGACACACGCTTGTGTCTGTGGCTGCACAGTCTTTTCAACCTATGTCCAGTTCCACGATTATGAGATTGCTTGGTATGCCCTTGATGTGGAATGTGCTAGTTGCGGCAACCTGCTCAAAGCTCCTTGCCCTTTAGATAATCCAGACCAATAGTTTTTGGGCACAAAAAAAGAACCCCACCGTTTCCGGTGGGGCCTTATCTCGCAGCTCTCTAACTGACTACTTCTTCTTTCCGAACTCCTTGGCTGATGGGTCTAGCCACTTGAGTACTGGTCCAAGGAAACCTGCAAGTGCTGCAGTTCCTAGTACCTTAACGTCTGTCTCACCTGCAAGGTAGAGTGCAATAGCAGCGGATGCTGCAGCACGGAACCAGGTAAGAGCTACTTGTTTGAACTTCTCGTTCATTAGTCCTCCTTTGGACTTGTTGCTTCTTTCTTCTTCGGCTTACGAGCAAGCCCAGCCTTCAGCTTTGCCAGCTTCTTTGGCTGTCCCAACCAAGGAAACCAAGGAGTTGTGTCATCCTTAGCCTTAGCCTTGATTGAAATATGTAGATGCTTTACGTGCTTGTTAGGACCTGTATATTCACGTGTGCCACGCTCTGCAGACCAGATGCGGCCATTGAATATCAGGTATAGAACCCGCTTATCATCTTTTAGTTTCTCGAATAAATCTGTGCAATCAATCCCATTGTGTGGGTCGTGCGTTAAATCAAC